AAATCAAACTAGAAGTTAAAAAGAATCCTTCAACTTCTCAGGAAGATCAAAGTCCTCAAACGTGAAAGGAACCTCTTCCTCAAGCGCCTCTGAATCCACATCAAGCCCCGCGATCTTTGCAGAATCAAAGTTCACATCAAACAATGTGACACGCTCTGTGCCTCGGCCTGATGACTTATCGTCAAGTACAGCCTGAATGGTGAAGTATGGGTCTTCCCCTTTCTTCACATAGTTGAGCATAAGCTGTACGAAACGTGATGTAACCTTATAGAAAGTCGCTGTGCCAGTACCATTCGCACCGGTTGTCTTGTGGCCGGTCATTCGGCGGCCCATCACGTTGACTTCTGATTTGTTTTTCTCCACGTTTGCCTCAAACGTTTTAATGAACGCCATTTCCTCACCATCGAGGAAAAGACGCCCTTCCTTACCTGAAATGGTATTTTGAGCTTTAAAAGCCATCTTATTTCACCTCTATATTGAAATAGAATTTTTCAGCTGCATCAACAGGTTGAACAGCTAGATCAATCAAGAAACCATCACGATCTTCATTGAGACTGATCACGATATCCGTTTCAGAATCAAAGCCTGTAATGCCGCTGCCATCTTGAAGCTGAGTGAGGTACTGTGTAATCAGTGTTTTCACAAGCTGCAGCCCATCATCAGATGCCGGAATATCATTTCCGTTGGCTTTGCGTAACTTAATCAGATCCTTCATTTCCCTCGTTAAATCATTGTTGATCGCATCGAGCACACGAATGATCTTATTTTTCCCGAATGTCTTGTTTTTCTCCGTTGTATAGCTTGTTAGAGAGTTGATGTCCTTCTCAACGCTTACTGTGCGATCACGAGCATCAAACGTGAACAAGAATTCGCCTTGTGACAAGCGGTATTCAACTTGATCATTATCCAAGCGCTCTAACGTATCCACAGCCCCTTCATATTCAACAAAGGTTAATGACTGATTGAAGTTGGCTCCTGCAGATGCACCGGCCACCCATGCAGTTGCTTTGGCTGGCGTGATCTCTGTGCCATCTTCCAGCACGACACCGCTTGTGACATTGATAATTCCTTCATGATCAGCTGCATAGTTCGGTAAAACTCCTTGCACCTTACGCCCTTGATCATCACGCAGCCGCTTGATGAAAGCCACAAATGTCGCTTTTAACTGCTCACTAGTGTTATTAGGCAGCGCGATCACATCAAAGTATTCTGTTTCAGCTGCTTCAAGGAATGCTGTGTAATCCGCGACGCTTGGAACACCGTTTTTCCCACCGCTTAGTGTTACGCCAGCTGTGATAGTCACTTCACCTTCACCTGAAAATTGAACGTATTTATTTTTCACAAGGTCTTTGACATCAGTGACAACCTGCTTATCAACAATGTCTGTACCAACGTAAGTCACAACATCACGCTTGGAGCTGTCCAATACGTTTTCAGTGACTTGGATCGTGACCTCATTACCTTTCTGTCCGCCATAATTAGCAAGAACGTTGAAATTCTCGCTGATCTGAGCCTTTGCAGGTTCACCCTCATTCAGGCGATAAAGCAAGACTGTTTGTGCTTTTTTCTTCGCTTCTCGGAAAAGAAGTAGTGATTTGTCATCGATGTTTAATCCAACTTTTTTATTTAAGTCCTCGATGCCTGAGATAGAGATGAACGTCTTAGGCTCTCCCCAACTCATTGTGATTGGGAGTGCAACGGTGCCGCGATCACCTAACGTGATACGCTGCTGTGCTGTGGTTTTGAAATTGAAGTAGATACCAGGGCGCTTCTTTTCTGTACCTGGTGTAAAAGTACCTCCATTCATGCTTAAACCTCCTTAGACAAAAAAGCATCAATCTGCTTCTTTGCTTCTGTTTTTGTAATTGGTTGATCTTTGATATAAAAAAGAGCACCCTCAAGGATTTCAGGCTTTACGCCAAACAATTCCTTGCTGTGCTCTTTCAAGGCTTCAAATGAGAACCCTGGTTCCTTTGGAATAACCGGTGTCACTTTTTCTTCTTTCACCGGCTCGTTTTTATTCTTGGCCACTTTTTATCACCCCATCTGAAAAATTTATGTCGTCTAGGCTCGGTTGCTCATCTCGGTTGTACCAATAGGCACTATCCCATGTGAGGACAATTGTTGCCACGCCTTGATCACCATTCCTAGTTTCTGCCCTCTTAATGCGAACATATTGATCGAGCGGTTCACCTTCTACACTGACCATCTGAATGATATTCCGATCAGCTGACAAGGCATCTACAATCGATTCAGCTGCATCATGAGCCTGCTCAGAGTCCTTGTGAAACACTTTAATATGCAGCGTGTAGGTTTTAAGAAACGTTGAAACAGTATCGTTTCTTGTATTGACCCAAGCTGCCGGAAAGTACATCGATGGGACCTGGAACTGTTCCTGAATTTTCTTTTCGTAGACCTTCACCGGAAACCGCTTGTAACAATAATGCATGATGGCGCCGACTTCTTGATTCATTTAATCACCGCCCAAATTGTTCATCGATCCATTGCTGCAACTTGCGATCTAGTGATTGTTCAAACATCTGCCCGAAGATGCTTAGAGCATTATCCCAATAGCCGCTGCCCTCAACCCACTGGAACTTTAGAAGCATTCCTGTTTCAGCGTTTGGATCGTATTCAAACCGGTCACCAACCCATCTGCCAGGAACCCAACGTCTGTCCTGATTCTTGGAGGGATCAATGGTAAAGTGGCCATCGTTTGTGTATGATGCGTATTCTAAGTTGGTCCCAACATCCAACGTTAGACCGCCACTGCTCATTGAAAAGACGTTTTCTTGGTCTCCCTTTTGGAATGAGTTGAGCAAACGGCGAGCATCCACTGTTTTTGTACGGATGACTTCATCCTGAACAATATCAAGGAACTCATAGCCCATTCCTTCAAGCCACTCTTCATATTCTGCTTGCAAGCCGCCATTAACAGCTGCATTCAAATCCTCAATGAACTGATCTAAACCATCAATCCTCAAAGGCTTTCACTCCTCATCGCTACCACCTCAATATGATGGTTTTTGATCCGTCTAGGCTTTTGCAGCTTCAAAGTAATGCTTTCCCATACCACTTTGTCATTTACTCGGACATCAGCGGTAATAGGAAAATGAACAAGGTACGATTGATGAATGGTTGCGTTTGGCTCCTGCTGTGTGATGGATTGGTTTTTCTCCGTAAAATAACATGGCTGCGCAACTTGATCAGGCTCATCAGGATATGAAAAGAGCGGCTGCGCATCTTGGACAGGTATTCCATAGCGATCTTTTGACAGCTGCTCTGTTTGCAAGTGATATATATCGCATCGATCCGTTAATAACGATTGATAGCTCATAGCGATCTCAACCTTAATTTGACGCTGCCTGGATCTTCTGGCGGTTCTCCCGGCTCAATGAAATCTATCAACAGGTTATACACATCTGGCTTTGAAATGGCGTTACCATCTGCCAGTGTATAAGAGTAGTCACCAATCTTTTCTGACTTGTACCCTTTGATGATTGATTCATCCCCGTTAATCAGCGCGAAGAACTGTGCCATTTTAATCAATGCGATCTTCGCCTTTTCAGGAAGTGGCTGATATTTTTCACTTGTGAAATCATGACCTGCAATCTTAAATACCTCAGCTTCAGCCTCGATGATGTCACTGATTAAGAGTTCATCAGAGCGGTTTTTCACACTCTCGAATACGGTATATGCCCTAACATCTTCAGGAGAGATCAGCATCAGCCTTACTCTCCTGTTTTTTCTTGTTGCTCTTGGTTTTCAAGGATGAAGGCAATTCTTTCACTCTTATCTTTGAGTTGAGACGGATCGCCGCCAAGATCAATAACAATGGCTTCTTGTTCAGTTTTGTTCATGCCCTTCAGTTCTGATTCAGTATAGGTTTTTGTTTCTTGTGCCGGTTCTTCTTCAGCCTCTTTTGGTTCTTCATCTTTCACAGGCTTATCATCATCAGGAACATCAAGCTGCTTACAATCAAAGAACTCATTACCATTGAGATATTGAAATACCTTTTTCTCAATCTCTTTCTC